GCGGCGGCGATCGACCAGTCGTGGCGCTGGCGGCCGTCGAGCATGGCGACCAGCTCCCGCAGCGTCAGGGGCCCTGGGTCGAGGCCGAGGGCTCCGGCGCACTGGTAGATGAACTTCCAGACGTCAGCGGCTCGGGGACCATCCGGTTCACGAGCTTGTCCAGCTCGCTCTCGCTGGTCAGCGTCTGGATCCGCTTCTCCGTCAGGTCGCGGGCCTTGTCCATGACGCGGTTCGTGGCCTGGAGCACCCGCCCGAGGTTGGCCCGGTCCCTCGGGCTCGGGCAGAAACTGATGAGTTCGTCCAGCAGGGCGCTCGTCGCGGCCTCGATGGCGTCGCCCGCCATCGCCTTGCCGAACTCCTCGTCGGAGACCCGGGGGGTGGCGGCGTCCGCCTCGGGCTTGCACACGGCGTACACCACGTCGCACAGGAGCACAGGGTCGCGGATGAGTTTCTCGATGAGCGTCCCTTCGATGACTTGCATCAGGTCGACGCCGGTAAGCCCTCGCACGCGTTTGAGCGTGGCGACATTGATCTCCACCGTCCAGGTCCGACCCGCGTTGTCCTTAAACTGCCGCATTCGTGCCTCCATGAAGTGTGAACTCGATTCAGGTGCCCGGCAGCCACGTTGGTGCCGTTGCCGAGTAGGTCACCTTGGCCGTCACCGAGACGGTGATGGCTTCCTCAAGCGCCTCGCTGCGGCTGAAGTTGGTGATCGAGAAGTCCGCTTGCAGCCCCTGCCCGCTCGCGCCGTCGAGGATCTGCATCCCGATGGCCGAGTTGTTGAAGAAGGCGTTCTTGATGGCGGCGAACCCGGCGTCGCCGGTGTCCCAGACCATCTCGAACTCGACGCTCGCTTCCTTGAGCGTGGCGACGGTCGCACGCCAGCCACTGTTGGCGCGGGTGGTCACGTCCGCCTCGCCAGCCTCGAGGTTCAGAGTCAGGTCCTTGACGTTCTTGAGTTCCGTCCAGGTTGCTGCGCCGACCTTGTACTTGAGGACGGCCTCCATGCCGAGCTTGATTGCCATCGCTGACTCCTTTTGACTCGGCGCTGTGGCCGACCACATAGACCGTCTCGCCGCCCTTGCCCTTGACCAACAGGTCCGCCAGGTTCACCCGCTCGAAGTAGTACTGCGTGCCCGGGGGGATCTCGATGGGGTCGGTCTTGCCGTCGGACAACTGCACATCCTGTGAGTTCTTGTGCGAGGCCGTCAGCGTGAACGTCGCCACGAGCTTCGTCGGTGACAGCGGCTTATCACCTACGTCGAGGTTCATCTTGAAGATGATGGCATTCCGCACCGCTACCTCCGCTCTCGGTACGTCACACTCAGAACACTCGTGAACACCCGGTGCTGCTCGAGCGCCTCGCCCGACACCACCGGCTCGTTGCTGAACCCGACCCACGCCGCATCGGGGAAACCCTCCAGTCGCTGGAAGCGCAGGTGATCTGCGATCGCTTCCACCAGCTCGAGCAGTTCGTCGATCACCGCATCCGCACCATCGGCTGGCAGCTTCTTCTGCACACCCACATCCACGACGTACTCGACGGCCAGGCTGTCCCGCGTCACAGGCGACATCTGCACCGTCCGGGGAACCACAGAGACCCGAAGGTCTTTGAGGTCCTCCAGCGTGAAGGCGGGCTGGAACATCCGCACGGCCGTGAGGGGCTGCGAGAAGGTGCTGGTGTTGATGTGCGCAGCGACGGCGTCGGCAATGGCGGCGATCGTGCTCACGGGCCACCTCCGATGACAGGCGAGCCCATCGGTGGCACGGCCTGGCGTGGTGAGTTGCTCGTCAGCCCGTGGAGCTTCCCTTCGAGGAACCAGATCTTGCGTTCCATCTCGGCGTACTGAGCGCGGATGCTGCGGGCCTCGCCGATGAACTCGTCGAGCCGCTTCTCGACCTGCTGGAGCTTGGTAGTCACCACGCCCCATTGGATGGTCATCGCGCCTGCCGCGAGCACGACGGTGACGACCACGCCGGCCCACCGAGCACTGCCGTTCTGTCCGTTGCCTTCTGCCATCGTTACTCCGTTGCGATGTGCTTGGTGTGAATCCGAAGAACCCTGCGGTACGGGTCGCTGTACCGGAACGGCGGCTGCCCTCCGGGCGCATTAACCTCGTACACGAACACGCTCAACCCGACCGTCTCTTGCACCTGATCGCCCGCGCGCGGGAGGATCGGGCCAGCGCCCAGGTCCAGATCGCCCGTCCGCACGAGGAAGTCACGCGACTCCACTCGGTGAATGAGCCCCGCGTCGTCCGCCTGCTCGAACTCGGTCTTGCCGATGGTGGCCTGGACTTCCTTCTCGTCCGTGCCACGCCGGTAGAGGACTGGGCGAGAGAGGTGCTGGTGACGCTGGGTATCGAGGAAGGCCGCGCCGCGATCGAGCAGGTCGCCCACAGGTGCTCCTTGGGGGGTTATTGCTGCAGCCGGACGCGGACAATCGTGTCGGCGTCGACGGTGGTCTTCACCGCCTTGCCGATCAGCTTGTTCGCGCCGGCGGCCGCGTTCTTGGTGGCATTCTGGGCGGCCGCATCCCAGTACGTGAGCGTGCCCGCGGGAATGGCGCTGCCAGCGCCGACCGCCTTGTTGAAGTCGAATACGCCGGTGACGGCGATCGATCCCAACTGGCCCGCCTTGATCGGTGCCTGCGTGACGCCGATGAGATCGGCCAGCACCACCACCGCGCCGACGAGCACGTCAGCGCCGGGGGTGTAGTCGATCGAGCCACCTTCCTGAACGAACTTTGCTGGTCCTGAAGCCATTGCTGAACCTCCATCGGTTGGTTTGGGGGGCCATCGGTGTCGATGCCGGATTACTGGTTGATGCCGTTTCTGAGTTTGCTGGGAAGCTCTTCGCCGAGCCCCCCAGCACCTGTGCTTCCCTGCCCGGGCATGGCTTACACCTCGCCCTTGCTCTTGACGCCGCCGCGCGGGTCCTGCAGGTTGACGCCGAAGTCGTGGTAACCACGCATCCGGATGCCGAGCATGTTGAAGTCCGCGTCGGAGGTCTCGACGGTCGGGGCTTCCTGGCCGTTGAGGAACGCCATCTCGATGACAGGCAGATCGCTGGGGTCTGCGAGGAGGTACCACGCCTTGGCCGAGTTGCCGGTGTACAGGGCGTTGGAGAGGTAGCGGCTGACCTCGATGCGGAACTTGCCCTGGTGCGGGTTGGCGACGGGGAACTTGGTGTTCGCGGTCGTGTCCCGGAGCTCGACGCTCTTGTAGAGCTGCGTGCCCATCGCCGAGAGCGCCGTGGGCACCAGCAGGATCGCGGGCATCACGCCGGTGGGCTTGCCGTCGGAGTCCACAAGGTCCATGAAGGCGACCTCGCCCTTGGTGAGGCCGTCGATGCCAAGGGCGGTGTCCGCACCCGAGACGAAGTTCTTGTTGCCGGCGCTGAAGAACGCGGCGTTGTTCATGAACGCCGTCCAGAAGACGTCGTTGATCTTCAGGCCCGAGCCACGACCGAGCTTGCGGGGGACCGTGGTGATGGCCCCGAGATCGTCGTTGATGATGTCGCGGCGGTCGATCGAGAGCATCAGGCCGTAGGTGTCGGCCTTGTTGGTGTACGTCTCCTCGCCGAGCGTGCCCTGCTTGAGCTCGCCGCCGGGGGCGACCTGCTCGTACTGGTCCTTGCCGACCAGGCGGTAGCTCGTGACGGTCTTGAAGTCGCTGACGTTGCGGACGGCGCAGATGCTCCGCCAGACACGCTCGACGCTGAAGAAGCCCTCGAGCAGGAACTTGTTGGCGACGTTGGACAGGATGCCGCCGACGTCGATGGTGGTCATGCCCGCCTCGATGCCCCGGCCGAACGCGGCCTCGAGCACGCGGCGACTGTCGCGGAACGTTCGGCCCGTGTAGCCGTTGGCGATCGCGGCCTCGAACAGGAGCTCCTGCAGGCCCAGCCCGCCCTGGAACCGCTTGGCGGCGATCTCGATTGCCTGCGTGGAGCAGACCTTCTCGATGCCCTCGAGCTTGGCGCTCTGGAAGCACGCGGCTTCGAGCACCTCGCTGGTCACGCTG